GTGGTGTGGGTCATAATGTTGCTGGACGTGATTTTGTTGAGGACCACTTAAATATGTGTTTAGAATATGGTATTGATATTACAGGAACAAATGCTGAAGTTGCGTTAGGACAATGGGAATATCAAGTATTTTCGAAAGGTAAATTAAAAGGTGGTGATGACCTATGGATGAGTAGATACTTCTTGTATAAAATTTCTGAAAAGTATAAGTATCATATTGATTTACATCCTAAACCACTCACCCATGGAGAATGGAATGGTTCAGGATTACATACAAACTTCTCAAATAATAAAATGAGAAATGAAGGTGGGTATGAATACTTCTTATCTATTTTCAATTCATTTGCCTCAAGACATGAAGAACATATTAATGCATATGGTTCAAATAATCACTTACGATTAACAGGTGGATTTGAAACACAGGTTATTGATAAATTCAGTTGGGGTGTTTCAGATAGAGGTGCGTCAATTAGAGTTCCACAGGACACGGCGAAAGGATGGAAAGGTTATGTTGAAGATAGAAGACCCGGTTCAAATGCCGACCCATATAAAATTATCAGAGAAGTTTCAAAATCATTAGATACTGCTGAAAAAATATTAGAAATTAAAATGAATATGAATTCTAATGTAAATGTGTCAGGATTAAGTGAAAAATATAGAACTTTATCAAACGATGAGTTATTAAGTGAATATAGAGAAGAAGAAGCCGAATAATGAATAAAGAATGTATATGTGGTGGTACCGGACCTTGTCAGTGCGATACACCAAAAATAGAACAAGTAAATCACCCACAACATTATGGTGGTGAAAATAACCCTTACGAGGCAATCAAAGTGATTGATGCTTGGGAATTAGGATTTAGTTTAGGAAACACAGTAAAATATATATCACGTGCAGGAAAAAAAGGAAAAGATAAAGAACTTGAAGACCTCAGAAAGGCACTCTGGTACCTCCAACACCACATCGAAACCCTTGAAAAGTAAAACGGGTCTTGATAAGGAAATAAACGTATTAGACGCGATAACAACACCAAATGAATTAATCCGTGAAACCTCCATTAACTTCATGTGGGGATTTCTTGGAAATTCTATAGTTGTTTTTGCAGCAAAAGAACTGGACTTTTTAGTTTTAATTAACTACATTATTTATTACATATTGATTTCGTATATTGTGAATAGAAAAAAATATGAAACAATGTTGGGTAAATTTATAGTATTACCGGGGTCTGCGGCGATAGGTGCATTCACAGGTTATAAGTTAGCTCAAATAATCGCACAAACAATTTAGTTATGGAGGATTGGAACTCAGATGACTTCCAAGGTAGAAGTAGAGACCAAGTAGAAAGAAACTATAGGGTGCTTGCTATTTTTATAGTTTTAAGTTGGTTAGTAGGGACAGGTATTGTCTTGTACAAAATAATTGATTACATTTTTTAATCTATAATAATATGAAATACTACAAAATTATCCTTGCTGGTAGAGGAGCGGAACTTTACCCATTTGAATTAAATACTAAACAGTATGATGCATTACGTGATGGTGGTGTTGAGCAAGATGAATTGGAATACGACCAAATTTGTGAAATTTTAGAGGTTGATAGTTATTTTGATTCACCAAATGAATCAATCATGGGACCATTCCCAAATGCGTTTATTTTAAGAGTAGAAGACGAGGAAGGTAAAGTTGTTTATGAAACTGAGGTTTTAGACGTAGATAAAGTTGATTACGAAGAAAAACATTGTAGTGATAAAGCATTTTTAATCATCGAGGATTATTGTAAGGGTGAACAAGTTGTTTATGACATACCACTTGAAGAAGATTTTGACATTGATAAATTAAGATTAAAAGTCTATGATGTTGGTTGTAGAGTAGAAGTAATAAACGAAATAATATATGACGAAAAATCATATGAAATTTATAAATCATATGGCGATACAACAAGTAAAGGATATTATTACCATTTAACAGCAGGAATATAAAAAAATGATAGAAACAGGAAGAATAATTAACGGAGATTGTGTTGAGGTGATGAAGACATTACCTGAAGGGTGTGTTGACTTAGTAGTAACAAGTCCACCTTATGGTGTGGGAATCGATTACGATGTACATGAAGATGATGTGGAGTTCACAGAATATGTTGAGTTTGCTAAAGCATGGTTAAGTGAAACGTACAGAGTATTAAAAGATGATGGACGTATCGCATTAAACATCCCATACGAAATCAACAGACAGAAAAAAGGTGGTCGTATCTTTTTTGTTTCTGAGATGTGGCAAATTATGAAAGAAATTGGTTACGGTTTCTTTGGTATTGTTGACCTAGAAGAACAATCACCACACAGAAGTAAAACTACTGCTTGGGGTTCATGGATGAGTCCATCCAGTCCGTACATTTACAATCCAAAAGAATGTGTGATTTTGGCATACAAAAAACACCATATTAAGAAAGTAAAAGGACAACCACAGTGGGAAGGAGTTCCAACCGAAATTGAACAAGAGGACGGAACATTAAAGAAAAAAATGGTTTATGAGGAAAACGATAAGAAAGAGTTTATGGAACTTGTGTTTGGTCAGTGGAATTACTTTGCAGATACTAAATCACTCACCAAGGCAACGTTCTCGATGGATATACCCACCAAAGCGATTAAGATATTATCCTACAAGAACGATATAGTTATGGACCCGTTCTCAGGTAGTGGAACTAGTTTGGTGGCAGCTGAAGTTTTAGGAAGAAGATGGTTAGGTATTGAGTTAAGTGAAAATTACGCTAAAATAGCACAAACGAGAGTTGATTATTTTAAAACACTCGACACTATAAATGAAATCCCACAATAGTGGGATTTTTTATTTTCCAAGGTATTTATAAGTATGAGAAAATTGATTACAGAATCTGGTATTAGAAATATTAAAGATTTAGCGAGAAGATATCCAAATGCAAAAATATACTTTCATCAGGACTTGGATGGTGTAACAACTGCTATAGGAATGAAAAATTATTTAGAACAGTATGGTATAAAAGTAATTGATGCTGAGGTAATACAGTATGGTGATAAAGAATTTGCAATCAAAAAAGTAGAGGCTAATAGTGATACAATGCCTGTATTGGTTGATTTTGCACACGGTAAACCTATGTTCGTTATTCATACTGACCACCACGACACTCAGGCTGGCGTAGAATCAGGAACCTCAGTTAATTTTAGACCTTCAAGGTCCAATGTTGAAACTTTATCTCAAATTATATCACCAAAAGAAATATTCCCAGATTCTGATATAAGTTTGATATCCACAGTTGACTCTGCTAATTTTGCGTCAAACAATATTACACCAGAAATGGTTATGAATTATCTTTTCAAAATCGATAAAGATTCAGATTTAAAAAGAAATAAAACTATTATGGGGTTAGTAACAAACAAATTACTTTTAGCCTTTAAAAATAAACCTGGTTTTTTAGAAGAAATTGTATTAAATGCTAAACCATCTCTTTTAAGTATTTTAAATAACATAAAAAAACAAGTTGAGTCTAAAGGGTATGCTAATGTTGAAGAGTTAGTTGCTAATCAGATGGATTATATACAAAAACAAAAAACAAGTGATAAAGTAAATAGGGTTGGAAATATTATTGTACAATACGGAGGAGGAAGTATGGTAAAACCTGGTTCGTATGATAGGTATACCCCTTTTAGAAACAATCCTGATGCTGATTTTATAGTTATTGCTTGGCCTTTAGGTTTAGTTCAGGCGTCTTGTAACCCATACAAACAAGATAGGTCACTTAAAGGAGTTGATTTAGGGGAGATGAAAAATGAAGTTCTAAGTAAATTTGAAAGTAGGTTAAAAGCGCAAAAAATTACTTTTGGAACTTTGAAAAGAATATCAGAAACAACCGCGGATTACCAATCTGTAGGTTTTACATTGAAAGATATGATGGCGATATATGGAAAATCACCATCATTTAAAGTAGAAGGTAAGACAGAAATAATGAATATTATTAGTGATATTTCTAATAAGTTATATAAATCTCTTTCTGAAAAACAAAAACAGTTTTTAGATAGAATTAGTGTTAATGGTTGGGATGTAGTTTTAGCTAATTCAGGTGGTCACAAATGTATAACAAACATTTCTGGTTTAAGTTTTTTATACAGAAAAGAGCGTAAAAATAATCAATCAGACGTAACTGAAAACATACCAGAAGAACTTATGCATATTGCAACGTACAATGGTGAAAATAATTTTGTTAAAGAAATTAAGTCCAAATTGTTAAAATTTGGTAAATTATCGGATAAACAAATTGAAATTGCAACAAGCGTCATTAATAAGGAATCGAAACCTGAAAATAATAAACTTTCTGATGATGATAATATAACAACTTACGTTGAACTTACTAAAGCAATTCAAAATGAGTTCGTAAACGTATTAAATGATAAAATTGAAAAGTCTTCAAACATTACAGAAAATGAAATAAAAGACACAAAAAAATATTACGTAGACGAAAGTCAAATACAAGGTAAGGGTGTATTCGCAGCTAAAGATATTAAGAAGGGTGAAACAATAGGATTACTACATAACATTATTGAAATGGGGTCTAATTATAAGTTTACTGAATTAGGTAAATTCCATAACCATAGTGATAATCCAAATTGTCATAACGAATTAGTTGATGGTAACAAAAGATATTTAGTAGCAACTAGAGACATACCTGAAGGTGAAGAATTAACCACAGACTATAGGTTACAATCAGATTTAGAACAACCTATAGATGGATGGAATATAAATGAATCTAAAAACTTCAAACCCGAAATTGATGGATATAGAACATATTCCCCATTTAAAGATTTGGAGTATATTGTTGTTGAAGGTAATGGTATTGATTGCGACAACATTGTTTATGATTTAATGTTAATTGGTGATAATGGTAACGTTAAATACTGTAAAAAAAATACCGGTAAATATTTTATTGAAGGGGCTAAAAGAGTGGTGGAAATACCTTTAAAAGAAGACGAAAACCCAGAAACATTATTATCATCTAAGAGAATATTTTCTAAATGGTTAGAAGAAAAAATAGACAAAATAGACACTGACGACACATTAGTTGAAACTTTTTTTAACTAATTTATCTATCTAATAGAGTTTTCAATTATTTGGTAATATTTATATTTACCAAAAAAATCAAACTTTTTATTTTTTTTATTTGACAAATCTAAATAATATTGTTAGATTTGTAAAACAATTGGGTAACGACCTAATTAATAATTGACATAGTGTAAACCTTAAAAACTTTTTTATGGAAGAAGAAAACGTAATCTTCTACTACTTTAATGAAAAAGGACAAAAGCTATATACTCCAAACGATATGTTTGCGAAGTTAAGAGCCGATGAACTTGGAACATTTGAAGTTTATGTAGAAAAAAATTAAAAAAAGTTTGACAGTTTCAAATTTAATTACTAAGTTTGTAAAAGATTTGAAACCTATAGGTGATGAAAGATACTCGGTATTCAAATCACACAAGTTCTTTGAAATATTATCGATCTAAAGGGTCAGAAAAATTTAAAAAAGATTAACCCCCTTTCTTTAAAGGAAAATGACTCAAGATCATTGGGCTGTGTATAGTCCATAAAATAAACTACGAAAGTAGGATAAAGTGAATCAGAAGTGTAACTGATTTGCGGTTTAAAAACCCGAAAGGGTGATTGAACTCGAGTACACAAGCGGGATACCGTTTGAGCTTTAGTATTGAGGGCAACGCTGTAAAGAAAAAGTTTGAACGAATGGGCGGTGTGGGTCGTCCGTTTGAGGTGGGAACACCAATAGGAATAACCCGTAGGGATATTGCAAAAATTAAGGTCATCCAACTTTAATATTGCGTGTTCCAATATGATAGGTTACTTAAAACCAAGTGGAAGTACCACAAGGTAAGAAGGAGAACGA